CCTTCAAATCCGCCGTATCCAGCCATTCATTACACAGGTAATTGGTGGTTGTGGCGTAAATCTGCCCATCCGGGCTGATCCAGCTATCATGGAACTTGTATGTGGGGTTCCCTTGGGCATCCTTGCCGGTGATCTCCCCGAAGAAGCGTTTCCTGATCCAATGCTTTTCGTTCCACGGGTTGAATGTCAGCGTGATTTGCTTGAACAGGCCGGTTTCTTCCGGGATAGCACCACGAATGGATTCATCCAGCATATCAAAATCAGCTTCATTCATGATTTCGTATGCTTCTTCAATCCAGCACCAGCACAAAAACCCTATTTCAACCGTAATTGAAGTAACCTTCAGGGGATCATCAAGGCCCCGGAAGTAAATCTTCTGACCGGTGGGAAGGTAGGTCATTTCAAGGGGGCTTTCTTTGATTTCCCAATAGGCTGAAACCCCAAGGCGGTTGATTGCCCATTTCAGTTCGGTGAAACAGGAATCTTTCAAGGTTCTGAACACCTTACGAACCACAAGGGTATTGGCTTCCGGGTATTGCATCATCCGTTTGATGATGTTCAGGGCCGTTGTCTTGGATTTCTTGGAAGCACGGCTTCCCTTACACACCCGGTAACGGCCTTTGAAGTTCCAGAAGGTTCCGTAACCCTTGCCAACCACTTCAGGAAGGTGAACCCGCTTGGCCTGTGGGCTAATCTTCAAGTTGATCATCCCCCGTGATAATCACCGGAACGGCCCCTTCCACACCTACCTTGTCCGTGAACATACCATAACGCTTGCCGATCAGTTCAGCGGCCTTCAGTCTTTCCTTGGCTCCAACCTCTTTCTGTGTCAACTCTTGGCAACCGTCACCGCACAGGATCGGGATTTCTTCAGTATGTTCGCCCCGCATTACCGAAGTCAGGTATTTCATGACTTCTTCAGCATCAGCGATCTTGGCTGAATGAAGTTTTTCAAGTTCGGTTTCGATGTACGCTTTCAAGTCAGGTTTTGCAAGGTTTTCAGAACCCGTCTGCTTTGCGGTCTTGGGCGAATACCCCGCCTTGATTGCCGCATCCGTAGCATTGCCGCTGATCAGGTATTCATCACAGAACTTCCGCTGTCTTGGTGTCACAGGTATTCACCCCTTTCATCAGGCATAGAAAAAGCGCCCCGGTTTCCCGTAGGCGCAATTTCTTATTTACTATTCTACCGATTCTTTACTCTGTTTGGAACCGGTGGCACTCTGGTTTTCTCGGTTGTTTAGAAAGTCGCTGTTTGCCTTGGCAAAAGCAAGTAAACCCTTTCCGTGAAGTTCAAAAACCCATTGCATAGAATAATTCAGTTCTTCAGAAATATCTTCCCATTTTTTCAACTGAATATAGCGCCCGATCAGAATATTTTGCTGATCAAGGTCAGGAATCCGGTTGATCATGGTGAACGCTTCCTGTTTCATGCTCACAAGTTCATCAATCCGGGCATTTATCTTGGCTTCAAGGTCAATGATCTTGGTGATGGTTTCTTCAAGGGTATTCTTGGGGCCTGAAGTCTGAACCTTGTCCTGTTTCAGTTGGCTTCCGGTAGAAGTCAAGCTGGAACGCAAGGTTGCAATGGTACTATCAAGCCGATGGATCAAACGATCCGTTTTCCTGATTTGGGCAAAGTATTCTTTAGCCTGTTGGGAAAGGTCTTTGTCATTCACTATGTAACACATCCTTTCTACGGTGGTCTGTTCCGTTTTCATTGCATCTGTACCGTTAATAAATGCTGAAAAATCAAGTGGTTTCAGGACTTTGGAACGCATGGAACAGATAAAACGGGCAGTTCCTTATATACACATTTCTTATATATTTTTTTCTTAATAAGAAGAAAGTATATTTACATCTGTTCCATCTGTTCCGTTCCCTGAAAACAACTGAAAAAGTCTTGAAAATCAAGGGCTTTCGTGCGGAACAGATATAGAAAAAACATCTATTCCATACCTGTTCCACACGCTGTTCCAACCCCTACTGAAGAAGCACCTGTTCAGGCGGAAATATTGTCCGAAAGATACCAGACAATCAGGAACCAAACAGGATCAATGCTGAAATACTCGGCCACGGCCATAAGCAACAGCACAAGGGTTAGCACCACCAGCATTTTCTTCATCGGCGTTCCACCGTTGTTCCTACAATTTCAATGCCCACCGCCATAGCCTTGAAATCAGCTTCATTGCCTTCCACTTCCAAGGCGTTACCGTCAGCGTTTTTCAGAACGGCGGTGTAAATTTCATTTTCTTCATCATAGCTGAACTGACAATCATTTTCAGAATAACGGTCAATATCTTCTTGGTTGTCACACTCCAAAAAGGTGAAATCCATCAGTTCAGCGCCTTTGCAGTTTCCGCCAATTTCAAAGGCAACATGGCCTATGTAATCCCATTGCATGAAAGTCACCCGGATCACATGGACACCCTGAAAATTTGGGTCATAGTAATTGATCATTTGTATTCCCTCCCAGTCTTACGATCTTTGATTTCAATGCGGTTCAGAAGTTCAAACCCCGCCAAACGGGTGATGTACTTCAGGACGAAGATCAGGGTGTTCACCCGCTTCTGCTGTTCATCCTCGTCACGGATGATATTCTTTGTGCCGTGGTAGGCTGTCGGATCGTGATACCCTTCAGCATTTTCCCAAGGTTTAGGCATCGGTTTTCCCTCCTTCTTCTCTGTACCATTCTTCAATGTCACACCCAATGTCCTTCAGCTTTTTACGGGCCAACCACCCATCATCGGCTTGTTCCATCAGGTAATGTTCCCGTAGCTTCAAGGTTTCGGCATAGAACAGCTCCCACGCCAGCTTCAGGCGCTTTGGGCCAAAGCCAAATTGGGTGTGAAGCATCCACAGGATGGATGATTCTTTGTCCATGTCAAAGGCCCGATCATTTTCCACAATCTGTTTCTTGATTTCCTGATCCAAGGCTCGTTCTTCAGCTTTGTTGAACTGAACGCCAAAGATTTTGCCACCGGACTTCTTAAACATCGGCATGGTATTCACTCCAAATATCATCGAAGCAAACCGGAATCAGCCAATGAACCTTGTCCAACAGGATCAAGGCCACTTCCCGCATCTGCGGATGTGCGGCGGGTGAACAGCGCAACTTCAGGAAATGCCGCCATTCACGAATGTTGGCCGTCATGACCACTTCCGTTTTCAGGCTGTTAGGCAGAACAGAACGGGCTTCTTGCGGGGAACAGCCTTCATCCAGCAAGGCAAAATAGGCATCTTCAGCATCCCGCATGGCAATTCTCCAACAATCCATTTTCACCTTCTCGCCCAAGGTGTTTTCATCCCAAAAACAAGGCTTGATCACCGTGATTTCCTCACCGAACTTGCCCTTGCCGTAATTGCAATAGCGGGTGGATTCCTGACAGTAAGAAGCCATCCGGTGGCGGACGATCTCATGAGAAACCCCACGATCACAAATGAACTTCACCGTAAAGGAACAATGTTCCAGAACCGCTTCATGCCCTCGCTTGATGATCCCGGCAACGAACTTTTCAGCGGAACCTTCCGTGATTTTGTCCTCGGACTTGTAGCAGACACGGCCACATTGTTCCAGCCGCTTCAGAATAGTGGCCCCATCAATCGGGGTGATGAACTGCACATCAGGCTTGATAATTTTCATTTTCTTCAACCTCCCAATTCATTCCGGTGCTGTGACCGGTAAGGATCGAACCCTTCAGGGTAACGCTGTTCCAGCTTTTTCAAGTTTTCTTCCATGACCGTATCAAGGTCAGAACCAATGGCATCACACAGAACGGCCAAATACCAAGCCACATCACCAAGTTCTTCAATCATGTGGCGCTTATCCAGTTCATGGCCGTGGAAGAAATGTTTCTTCACCTGTTCGGCCACTTCACCGGCTTCACCGCAAAGGCCCAAGGCACATTCCAGCTTCAGCCGATCCATGTTGGAACGGTCAGCGGTTCGCAAGGAATCCCGCATATAACGGTTAGCGTTCATCGGCGTGTTCCTCCGCTTTCTGATCGTCCAATTCAAGAACGGTCATAATGGCGTAATTGGCAAGGTCAATCAGGGTATCACGGATAGATTCATCCTTTACTTCTTGAACCCCGGATTTGGTCAGGCTCTTGAACCGGGCCATCTTATCCCCAAGCCTGATCCGGGGCATTGCCATTCCTTCTTCCGTGAAGGTCTGGTGAAAGCTGTCACCATAGTCATGATTTTTCATGGCGTACAAGGCATTGATTTCCTTGCAAATATCGGAATGGCGTTCCGTTTTGGTTTTAGGTAACATTGAAATCATCCTTTCTTTCAGTTGAACCATTTGATCACCGGATCACCTGTGAAGCCCTTTTCCCACACATACCACGCATAGGCAATGGCGCTTTCCGGTTTCCCGGTCATATCACCGTTTTTATAACAGGCCAGCCGGGAACGGCTGA